CAAAGAGGCATTTTATATGCCTGGTTTTTCTTGGGCTAGTAATCTGATTAATACAACTGGAGGTGCATCTATGATTATGAACAGGTGTAAACAACTCAAACTATATGAATATATGTTCTGCATATATTCTGACGATATCCATATTTTCCTATGCATTGAAGAAGGCCATGTTGTGGCATTAGTTCCAGATGTCAGAGGATTGGATGGAGAAGGCAGACTAGCAGACATACCAAATATATTGAGTATAATATACGCCTTAACTCCTAATGCAGATGCTAGGTGGAGGAGAATAGCAAAACAAGCTGTAAAACATGCTTTTTCAGCTCCTGTGCTTTTAGAGCACAAAATAGTTATGGAAAAATCCGTAGGTTTTAATTCTGGTGCTCCCGGTACTACTTTCTTTGGAACAATGAAAGTTTCGAATGTAGTTTGCAATGCATTGCATAAATATGATTTTACAAAACAAAGTCATTTACAATTCCCACAATTTCTAGCAGATATGTTTGAAGAGTGGAATATGACTTTGCATCCAGACACTTTGGAGTGGCATACTGTTATTTTTAATGGTTACCTTAAACAACGCACATCGTTTCCTATATTAGGACAAAAATTGTTCTTAATTGATGAAGCCAAATCACTATATGTACCTGCACCAGAAGAAGAGGATTTATTCGCTTCTTTGTGCAGACCACAATTGCAAAAGAAGGATGGTGAAGCTGTTAAGCTTCGAACTTTGATTTCTCGCGTAATTGGTTTGGTAGTGAGTGGCGGATATTTTTATGAAGATTTTTATGTGTGTGCAAGGAGATATTATCAATATCTCACTCTAAAATGTCCAGATTTTGTAGAAGCTAACTACGATGCCAGACTTGGTTATGAAGATAATATAGAAGTATTACAAATGTTTTATGATCTAACCAATCTGAAATACAAACCATTCCCCTCTAGAGGCGAATTTTACAAAATCTATTTAGGAAAAGATTTTGATGGGCAAAAATTTGATATTCCTGATACTCATTTCTATAAGTTTTCAGATGAGCATGAATATCTTGTATCTATGCCGCGTGTAATAGAAGGCGCCTCAGTTAATACTTCTAATGAAGATCTGTCTCTTGGTGTTACGGATCTTCAGATCTATACCACCTATACCTCAGCTGAAAACAAAGATTCCGATGATTATGATAAATTCTC